AAGAATGGCTTAACAACGCGGTTTAAAGCTATCCAATACTACCTTCCATTTCGATTGAAAAAACTAATTTTTAAGGACTTATTTTTATAGAAACATTGATTTAATGCGATTTAAAATGAAGTTATTTCTCTCGATATTTTGAGGTTATTATTTTTTGGTATCAAAAATGGTATCATTTGTAGTTATTTTAGCTTCATATATTAAAATAACCACACTCCTAAATTAATAGGTGGTGTGGTTTGATCATTTATAATATAACATAAAAAACAACCACCCAGTAACTAGTATGGGTGGTTAAGATGTGCCTTTAGCACTTAATAAAACCGATAATATGCTTTATTATGTCGCAAATATTTCAGCGACTTGTTATGCACCACCACACAACCTTACTCCCATCCAGGAACACAGAGCTTTGTCGCTCGTCAGCAACGTCATATGAATTCTCAGTTCATGTTGTGGTGACACTTTAAACGGTCTGTGCCAGTAGCGACCGAGTCATTTCAAGAATGACCATTTCACATTTATATTATAACACTTGTCGTGCGTAACTGTATAGTTTTTCAGTTGTATTTAAAGTTAAGTTATCTACTTCGCGCTTTCCTTGCCTTAATTGTGAAATTACATATTGCGCTACGCCAGTTTGTTTGTGAATTTGGTAACCTGTTATATCACTTTTGATCAATTCAATTATTTTTAATTTATAATCACTCATATTATCTACGTCCATTCTTTTTATCTAAACAATAAAAATGTGTTTTTCTCCCGATAAATAATAACAATGGTAGGCTTAATAAAAACAATATTAAATACATTTGTTCTGTCATAATTGAAAACCTCCAAATAATATTATATTATATAAGTGTAAGGAGGAGCCATCAGGCTCCAAGCATAATGTTAATCTTTGTTGTTTGGCTTTCGGTCTAGGTAGCCGAGATGCCATTCTCTAAGTTGTTTTAACACTTCTGGAATTATCAGTACTGCCAATACTTGATGTTCTAGAAGTGTTTTTATTATGTCTAGCATGAGGCTTTTCACCTCCTTACACATAATTTGTAAGTCATCAACTAACCTACAAATATAATTATACTAAACAATTGTTTATTAAGCAAGTGTTTTTTTAAATTTGCATAAAAAATAGGCAAGTACCGTAGCACCTGCCTGTTATCTACATTTAAATCTTGAGAGAAATGTTAAAAAGTTCTAGTAAAATAATAGCACATTTTATCTTTAAATGTAAATAGAAAGCAGGTATGTAACGCACCTGCTTAAATAGACATGACTATGTCATTCTAACTGATTTCTCCCCATAAGTCACCTAATATCTGATTAGGTGGGGCAGAACCATTCCATGTTCTAATAGGCAAGTAATAACGTTGCCCCTCCCATGTATATCCTACCCAAACATGACCATCTTGTAACATCACTTCTGTATAATCACAATATCCACCAGGTTGGAACTGATAACCCACTGGACAAGATAAGAATGGCCCCACTTTTCTTACTGTGATTGGTTGATTGCCGTTTGTGAATCTAGCACTTTCTTCCATGTAGTAAGTACCATATTTATTACGTTTCCATGCACTTGCAACTGGTTTAACTGTATTACTTGAAGCGCTTGACTCATTAGAGACAGTGGCAACCGGTATTTTACCATCCATATACGCCCTAATCTGCTTGATAAAGTAGTCTTTAAGTTGCAACCGCTTGTCTTCTGGCAATAGACCGCGAGTTACTGGGTCAAAACCAGTGTGTAAAACCGAACTTCTATGAGGGCATGATGTTGAAGTAAATTCATTGTGCAATCTGATTGTATTTCTGTTTGCTGGTAATCCCCATTTTTTCAACAATCTAGCGCATTCTTGGAAAGTTGCCTGTTCATTTTTTAAGAATGTCGCGTTATCTGCGCCCATTGATTGACATACTTCAATACCGTAATAATATTTATTACCTATTTGATTAGCGGTATGCCAACCTACTTGTGATTCATCTAAGGCTTGCCAAACTGTGTTGCCTGATACATAACTATGCGCAATGCCCGCTTCTAATCTTGATAAAGGTGCATTTACTAATCCGTTACGATATGCTTCAGCAGTCGCCCCTTTGCTCCCTGCGTCGTTGTGTATAACTATACCTTTAGGGTTACTACCACGCTTAGGTAGGTCATAACCTTTAACCACATCTTTGATGATTTTAAGTTCTGCTGCTTTAGGTTGTGGCTTAGCTGTTTCTTTTTTAGGTGCTTGTGTAGGAGATTGAACTGATCGTGGCGCTGTCTCACTTTTAAAATTCGGACGGATAAACCACATAGGGAAATCATAAGCATGTTGTCGTCTTGTAGCTTTTTCCCAACCCCAGCCGGGTTGTTCGATTCCGTCAGTCCAGCCACCGCCTAGCCAATTCTGCTCATATACAATGATGTAATCTAAAGTTGCTTCAATTACCCATGCTACGTGTCCGTATCCTGCACCGTAATTACTACCGAACACAACCATGTCGCCGGGTTCTGCCAAAAAGTCTGGTGTATTTTGGTATACAGTAGCTAGTCCATCGAAATCGTTTGCAAATGGTATATCTTTTGCACCTAAACCTTTTAGAAGTAATCCAAACAAAACTTTCCAACCAGCATTGGCATAATCAAAGCATTGAAATCCATACCATAAGTCCGCATTGAATTGTTTTCCCTCAGAAGTTTTCAACCACTCTATAAACTCTTTTTTAGTTAATTTTGCTTGCATTGTCGCCACCTCCATGATGATACTCATTCACATCAAAGCCAACATCGTTAGAGACGTCTGTGAAAGGTTGTGATGTATCATATTCTTTTGGTGCTTTCGTGCTTAATTCGGGCGTTAAACTACGGTCTTGTGATGATTTCCACGTAACTTGTTGTTCTTCTTTATTGCTATCTCTAGGCGCTTGATATGTCTGTGCTATAGATGAATCTGAGACGCCTTTTGACGTTGGGTCAGTAATAACGCCAATCCCTGTAAGTAGCGTGAGGATAGCACCTATAATCGCGCTGGCTTGATTTAATTGAGTTGATAAATCGAATCCGAATAAATCTGTGATTTGTTTGATAAATAACAACAATGCACCAACTAAACCTGTTAATACTGCTTTATTTTTAAATCTCAATTTCCAGTTAATATCCATTTGTTTGCTCCTTTTATCCAAAATAAAAAACGACTAAAAAATTAGTCGTTTAAAATTATTCAATGGTCAATGTCGGAGATCCTGAATAAACATCACTTATAGTGACATACAACATCCCTGAAGGATTACTAAAGTTGATATTTTTACTTGCAACTCCGCTATTGACTCCTGATATTCCTAAATCACTTGAACCTAAATTAGTTTGCGAAACCCTCATTATACCGCTACGTACATTTTCTATTGTCACCTGATAACTTTTATTAGGTTCAACTCCATTTATTGTCCATTTTGCTGTTGATTCTTCTATGCTATCCGGATATTTATTTTTAGGTAAGGGTTTTATTACAAAAGATGAAGGCTTTTTCCATACTTGGATATTTCCAGCATATACTTTTGTATATTCTTCGCCTTCGTAAATAAGCTTCTTTACATTTTTAAAATTACCTTCCATAAAATCACTCCTTAATTAAGTAAAGTGTATTAGGGTCTTTTTGGTACAAATAATTATATTCTGTTTCACTGCCTGTCCAAATATTCAGTGACGGCTGCGAAGAACCGATAGGTTGATAAAGTTTATCTGCTTCCTCTTTTGTAAAAGCATTTGATGATAAAAGATAACGTTCATCATGACTGTGATTTATGTCTGATTTTTTTGATAAAGCATTTTCTAATCCTTCAATCTGTTTGATTGTATGACTATGATTTTTATCCGCATACAAACTGTTTAATGATTGCTTGAATCTCTCAAAATCTTCTGTACTAACTTTTGAGCCAATCTGTTGCAATACACTTTCTGAAATAGAGTTGTTTTGTATTGCTTCTGCTAATTCTCTTAATGTATTCATAGATTCAGGCGCGCTATCAACTAGTTCAGCAATTTTTGTATCCGTATACGTTTTAGAGTCGTTGAGAGTTGTATCTTTGATTTTTTCAACTTCTTGCAATTTATTTTCTAACCCTTTAACATTTGCGATATTGATTTTGTCCAATAACTCAGGTTCTGCTTTGATATCTGTATCTTTACCATCAATTTGCCACATTTTAGTGTCAGGATTGATTGATACTACAGTACCGTTTTTACCGGGTGCGCCTTGTTCTCCTTTTTTACCTGTCTCACCTTTTGCACCAGGTTGTCCCGGTTCGCCTTTATCACCTTTCGCACCTTTAAATCTACTTTCATTCTTTTCGATGTAAGAAATGACATCTTTATCTATTTTCTCTTTAAAGTCTTTGCTCAATAAATCTGTCGCGTTATCTTTTAAAATTCTCGTAATAGCATCATCTACCAATTTAACATCGATTTCTTTTGCTACAGCAGATTCAATGCCACTATCAACGATATTGAAAGAAAAGTTCGCGACATGTATTTTTTCTTCTTCTTTCTCTAAAAACAGCTTACAACGAACATAACCAGCGTGTTTGATAACCTTTTTAGGTATCTTGTAGGTAATGAACCCTTTTACAACATCGTCGATAATAAGGGGCTCATTTTTGAATATAGAGCCATCTTCCATAAACAAATGCAATCTAGGTGTTAAGCCATGTGCTTTTAGATCGATACGACCTTGTTTGTCATTGATACCTATTCTTATAGACGCTGTATTTTCATCTTCAGTGTAAAATCGACAGCCAATGTCACCTAAGTCAACACCATCATTTTTTATTCTCGTTTCAACATCTTTTATTTTGTACATTTACACACCTCTTTATTTATATTTATCCCTTGTGAAGTAGATACCTTTTAAGCCAATTTGTTTATATAACTTAGCGATTGTACTTGCTTGATGTTGGCACCACTCTATAGCAGTAGCGTATTGGTGGGTAGCTGGATTCTTAGGATTCCATCTAATTCGGTACAATGTGTTTTGACCTTTATTGATGTAATCCTTTCTTACGAAGCTAGCACCGCCCATGATTGCTTTTGCTGGAGATGTCCAACCTTTATTCCTTGCAAACGTCATTGCGTAGTTAGGATTGTTGTCGTAAGCGCCAATGCCGAAGTAGTTGTATACTCCATCTTTTCCGTTAGCGAAGTTACTTGTTCCATATCCACTTTCTAAGAAAGCATGCGCGATTAAATAAATTTCATTAATGTTGTGTTTTTTACAAGCTTCTGCGAACGCTTTACCTTGATTATTCAATGTTCCCTTACCTTTAAGTATCTTATTAAGTGCGCTAACTGAAACACCTTGATACTTGCCTAAATTAAGCATTTGGTAGCACTGTGTGTTACTTTCCCATATTCGTTTAACATTCATTGCCGAGCTCGTTTGTGCTCGTGTAGCGTTAGCCCAACCCCAAGCATTAGATTTTTTCGGGTTACCTCTTGCCATTTGTTTATCCAGTGCTTGTTTGAATGTATAAGGACTCGTTTCTGTTATGATCTGCGGTTGTTTAGATGCCGAGCCATTATTAGCTGTTGGTGATGAGTCTCTTACATTCGCTATATCAGCGTTTTTATTATCTACCATAACTTTTATTCTAGATTTTGTTACTGTTGGTTTAGTTATAGAATTTAATAATTTTTCTCTGTTTTTAAATATATTAAGTAATGCCTTTTCTAATGCTTCGTATTTATCTTTAGGGGGAACACCGTTGTCAATCATATTCCAATTAACATGTTCCAACATTGAACGCCAAATACTATCGTCTACTTTTAAATTCTCAATACTTATAGGTATCTCATATTTGATCATCATATCTACAGCTACAACCATTGCGTGAATCTCGTTAAAAATAAATTCGTTTTTACTCGCACTATAATCTTCACATACGTCTATAACTATATAATCAGCTTCATTAGGAACTTCAAATACGGCTCTTCTAGGAGCCCAAATATTATGTCTATCAACATAAAAGTGTGGATATTCTACATCTTGCTTATATTTCTTTCTACTGTTATATAAACTTTCTACCGAGCTCATTGTTTGAGCGTTTCTAATCATTATCCCTTTAGGTTTTTCGAGTCGTCGATTACCCTCTACTATAAAGTGATAAATATATTCTGGATAATTAACTTCTTGGCTAGAAATTGTGTACTTTATAGTTGTTACATCTTTCCAAATTGGAACTTTTTTATTATTTTTTTCGTTATCATCACTATCATCTTCGGGTTTAGGTGCCGGCGTAGATTTCTCCGGATGATATGGTGGTCTAACAAAATATTTAACTCCTCCACCTGGTCCATCATGATAAGAGTGCTTAATTTTATATGGCGGACTTCCTGTTGCGTTATTTGTATACCAGTTTTGATCTACGCCATACCAATAGTCTTTTGTGCATGGTCCCACTACAATGTTTACATGTCCTGCCCAACCACCAGTCCAAACACCCCAGTCGCCTGGTTGTGGTACAAAATCTTTTGTATTTCTAATTATCTTGAAATCTCTACCTCTATAATTAGATTTCTGAGCCATAGCATCAGCATTTCCCCATGTTCTAAACCCCCAATATTTATCAAGCAAGTAATTAGGCAAGTCCCAACATTGCGCCCCCATTCCAGAACCGGGTACATCAATAGCTATTTTCTTTTTAGCAATATACAACGCCCACTCTACTACTTCACTAGCTGTAGGTTTTCGAGTCTTTGGATTAGGTAATCCCATGTATGCACCTCATTTTAATCAAAATAAAAAGCCAGTGCCGAAGCACTGACTCTTAACTGTTATTTACATTTACCAAACCAGAAGCACGCCCAGAAGCTATATCCTAAAATCCCTTTAAGCATGGTAATCACCTCCTTTAAATACCAAAAATAGTTCTTAGTAAAGCTATGACAATCGTACTGAAGATAGTCCCTATCAAACCGAGAATCCACATCTTGATATCTCTGATGTTTTTAGCATTTTTCTTTTTATTTTTTTCATCTTCAATCTTATCGCGCCTTAATTCTTCGAAATTTCTATCTAACTTGTCATAAATTTTTTCTTGCGTTCTCAGACTGTCTTCTATTCTGTCGAATTTTTCAAACATAGTCTTATCATTTTCTTCTAATCGCGTTAAACGCCAATCTTGTTCGTGTCGTTTGGTAAAGCCAAACATTACGCCACCTACTTTGCGTTAAATTAAAAAGCCACAAGCATTACACCTGTGACTTTTCATCTTTTGTTTCTGGATATTTTTCTCCAGTGATTAAAGCGTATTCTTCTTTATCGATTAAACCCTTGTCTACGTACCACTTAATTTGCTCGTTTTTATAGTAACCCCAAACATAAAAAGTTTTAATGTCTTTAAAAGTTGGATAAATCATCTTCATTATTTAAACGTCCCCCTCAGTACTTGTTTTGTTAGTTTTCAGTTCAGTCAACTGTTGTGTTAACATAGCGTTTTGTTGAGCTAATTCCATTGTTAATACGTTTACTTGTGCCACCTGCATTTGCATACTCGCAACCATTCCGCGAAGTTCCTCATCACTTAAATCTGACGCACTTTGTTGGTTTGATGCATTCGGTACGTCTTCTTTTTCGAAATTGCTATTGTATTTAATTTCGCCGTTAGTGAAAACAAACTTTCTAGGTTCGAACTCTTCTTTAAATTTAATAGGCACATTGTTATCATCTACATCTAAACTATTGCGTAAACCGCCAGTATTAACAAATCCGATAACTTCGTTTTTATCGTTTACTGTGATTTTCATTATTTCCACCCCATAATTTTAGTTATAGTAACTTTGTTGGCATTCGCTCCAGAACCTGATGTTTTACCTAAATCAAAGTACACATCGTTATCTATTCTTAAAGTAGTGCTACTTGTTTTGGATAGTAAGCACTCATAAATACCGCCACCGTTGCCGTCTGAGTCAACTACATTCGCTTTACTCAATTGAATCGCGTTAGGTAATGCGGTTAGTCCGAATCCCTCAATAACGCCACCTGGATAAGTTCCACTTACCAACAAAATAGAATAGTTTGTGTACGGTTCAGTTAGATTGATTGTTGTACCTACACCATTTGCGCCACCGTCGAACAATACCGTTGATTTATGTTCATTAGGAACTGTCCACTGTTGCTCAAGTCTGCCGTTTGTGATTGATCGTGTGTAAATCTTTTTAGAGTTATAAGGTGTGAAGTTAAATAGCTTGTTTGTATCATCTTTAACGAATACCGATAAATAACCCTCATAACTTTCAACGCTACCTGGTAAATCCGGCACTCTTGTTGCATAGTAATTACCAGCAGTTAAATATCCCAAATCGCCTTGCGCATTATTTAAGTTAACTTGAATTGATTGACCATTCGCCTCTGTCATCTTATGTTGTTGCCAGCTCGTTGTTCCGAATTTATCATCTACATACTGCTTAGCTTGATTTAAAGCGTTGTTAGACGTTTCTTCAACAAATTGCTTAGTTAAGTTTCCATCATTCTTTTTATAAAACGGGTACCATGTGCCGTAGATTTTGTATTTTGTGTACTCATCGTTTGAATCGTCTGGGTACCATGTTGCACGAGCAGTATTATTATCAACAACATAAACAACTAACACACCAGATTTGCTTGATGTATAAGTTGATTCATCGAACGAAGAACCGTCATCAACACCATCTTGACCAGGCTTCTCTAACGTGCCTATATCCGTCTTTTCTGGCGCATCTGTTGCATTAGTAATATGAATAATCCTAGATGTGTTAACTGCGCTTAAAACGCTATCTATGGACTGCTCAGACGATTCAATTGCTTTACCGTAATCATCTGTAAGTTTAGACTTTTGCCAATTTGTTGTTGAATTACCTTTAACAAGGTCAGCGCCATTGATTTGTTGTTCAACTTCGTTAACACGTTCAAAAATCGCTTGCTCTTTTTCAACTATTTTATCGAATTCAGCTGTAACAGCTTGTGTTGCACTAGTTTGCGTCGCAGTAATAGCTTGTATAGCTTCGTTTTGCTTGATTTCGATTTGTTGAATGCCTTTTGTCGCACTATCATTCACTTTTGCTATTAACGTTTGTGTATCAGCCATATTTTGCTTTAATTGGTTAAAGTCTTTACCGACAGCTTCGATAGTATCTTGAATAGATTTGATATAAACAAGCTTTGTTATACCATCAAACCCACTAACTAAATCATTTTCAATATTGAAGCTAAATTGACGTTCAACAACAACATTATTACTCCCGTTTTGTGTAAAGAATGCCTGAGCATGCACCTTGCCTGAATGTTTTAAAAATTCATTCGGTATCACATACTGCAAACGCCCATTAATTGCGTCTACTATCGTTAATTCGTCTGAAATATAAGCGCCTCTATCTACGTTATAATCATCGGTTTTTAACACGATAGATGTTTTAACATGTTCAGAACTTATAGATAACGGTCTGTTATTCTTAGTTACTGCAAAATTTAAAACACCAGTTCCTCTATCTGATTCATAGAAACTGATGTTTGTGTCAATAACCGGATTATATTGTGATGTTGTTTGTAACTCGATTAAGTTATCATCTTTCGAAAAATTATCTACTACCATTATTCAACCACCTTTCCTTCGAATAAACTCCATTTACCAACGCCACCAGTACCAAAGTTTCTAACTAAAAATTGATGTGCAGACGGGAAGTTATTACGTCTTAATACTTGTGTTGTATTACCTGGTGTATTCGATTTTACTTCTAATATCCAACCTGCAATACCTTTAAAGTCTTTAGGAAAATCAGTAAATCGTTTTGATTCTTCAGTAGTGATATAGAAATCTAAACCAACGATTTTTAAATCTGATAATTTTGTAATATTCTTAGGGATATGTTCCCAATAACCGGCGTTTTGCGGACAGAAATTCCATGCTCCGTTGTTTTTCTTATTGAAAATGTCAATGACACGTTCGAATTTAAGCATATTTCTACCTGTGCTGTTTCTGGTAAGTACTTGTCTTAGAGCACCATTATAGTGTCCAGGCAGTACATCAAAGAACCAACCTGCATCTCTAAACGCTTTCGGTAACGGGAAATCTAACGCATTTTGTGTGTCTTGCGTATAGATATAGTAATGACCAACTTCCGTAATATCACTTAGATATGCTGGGTTCTGTATTGGTAACGGTTTAACACGTCCGCCTGAATCAGTCATCGATACTTGAGGTGCAATGTTTTTTAAGAATTGGTTAACACCTCTTTGGCCGATAGAATAAATTGAGTGATGTCTGTTGTTACCAGGCCCAATAGTTACCCCTATTAAAAGTGCTTTACGTCCTGTTTCTAGATCGTAATACATATCTAGACCCTCAGCCTCTTGGAAATCCCCTTTAAAGTTGTTATTCACACCGCCAATATCGATACGTCGTTTAAATAACAATTCTTTTGTTTTTATATCGAAACCTTGTAAGTAGTTAGGGTTGGCTGTATTCGAATCACCTGTATACCAATATAAGATACCTGCATCATAAGTGATACCTTGCATAGGTTGTGTATCTGAAGTGTATTCCATAGGTATATCCATTTGATACAATACTTTGTCTATACCTTTATCAATATCGTCAGCACTTCTAACCTCAACAAAGTTCAACGAATTCTTAAGTTGTCTTTCAGTGGGTTTATATTCACGTCTAAAAATCATTAAATTTTCTACCGGATTATAAATCGCTGACGTATATCTGTCGTTAAATATATTCGGCATGACATCTTGCATTTCATTACCATAAGTTATTTCTCCAGTTCTATATTGGAAACGTACAAACTTGTTGTTTTTGTTACTGTCCAATACAGCTGAATAAATCCATAATTCTCCATCAATGTATCTATACGCATTGTGTGTACCGTGACCGCCGTTTTTAACAAGCAATCTATCAATAAATTGTCCGTTGGGCTTCAATCTAGATAACATGTAATGATTACCTGGACGAGCTTGCGTCATATAAATAATTTTCGTTCTAGGGTCTACCCAAAATGATTGCATTACTGCGTTAGTATATGGCGATAAATCTGTGATGAATTCCGGTTCTTGCTCTTTTGGTTCGAATCGGTATTCTGTCGCTCGATATTCTTTATAGTGTTCATCTACAGCTTTCTCAACCTTTTTAGTGAAAGCATCTAGTGTTGAATAATCATGATACAAACGATCTTGCAATGTCTTATGACCATAACCTGTATTATCAACGCGCGCGTCTTTTACTTCGTTGATACCGTCGCCGTTATGACCTAGTACCATGTTGCTAAATCGACCGTTTAAATATGTTAAAAAGTCAGAGACGCTACTTGTAACATTTAAATGTTCATACTTTATTTGCTCTCCATTATGTGCAAATACCTCTTTATTTCTATGATATTCAAGAGAGAAATTAAAATCAGTCAGCATGTCTGAAATAAGCTTGAAATTATACTCATTTTCATCTACATATCTGTAATCGAAAACTCTACTTAAGTCTGTAATTAATTTGTTATCCATGTCTTCCTCCTTTTCTATCCGTAAAACTGGTAATAATTTTTAATAAGTTCGTACATAATAACTTCATGACCCCTCTCGTTCGGATGCAATCCGTCTGGCATACTTGATTTTCTGAACGCTGGATTATATGGCTTAAAATAATCTGTATGATAGGCATCATATACTGGTACATCCAATTCACTACAAGCCAATATCTGAGCGTTGACATAATCCTCTAACGTTAACCCTAATTTGTTTTTATCAGTATCTTTACGACGTATCGTTGTGCCACTCATAGGACATTGTCTAGTAGCTGTCATTACAAGTATTTTTGAAGTTGAATTATTTTTCCGAATAACTTCAATTGCAGAACAAAAGGCACCGTAAAACGTTTTTGTATCCGTTTTATCAGTGCCTATCGGTACACCTGCCCAATAACCATGTAACCAGTCATCATCTGTACCTTGTAATATGATTAGGTCTCCTCTTATTTGCTCTGCTTGTCTATAAATGCTGTTTTCTACCGCTTCTTTACCTATTGGAACTGTTGCCATTGTTGCGCCACCTCTTGCAAGGTTGGTCGTTTTAGCTTTTAACTTCTTGCCTAACATTTCAGTAAAATTTGTTTTCGCATGTGATCCTCTAGCTACAGAATCACCAATCGTTCCAATTGTTTTTACATCTTTAATGTTTGATTTATCTATAAAATCATGAACGATAGTGCCGTCAGATGTAGTCACAGTTTTAGAGCTTACCTTCTGTTGTTTATCTTCAATCAAATCAGTTCTACTCATTAAATCGAGTGTTGATTTAGCTATTGATGCAACTTTAGATTTTAAGTTTTCTGCCGCTTTACTAGGGTTGGAAAGGTTAACGTCATTTAATCCGGAAACATAGTTAGCAGCAGTATTTACTTTCTTCATATATCGTTGTTCTCGATTAAATTCACCAAGCGTTACATCTTGCTTTACAATTACATTATTTATATCTCTAATCGTTTTAATTTCCACTATACGCACTAAGTCGTTAAGTCCCAAAATAGCAGACTTTATTTGAACTATGTCACCAGGTTGTGGGTCTGCTTCGGGGTAGGATTCTCTTAAAACTAAAAAATCTAAAGATAGTGACTGTTTTAAAGATTTTTTTAATCTAGATTGTAATTCTTTATCCATTGTTTCTTGATCAGTCACTCTACCATCTTTAAAAGGTTCTGCGTGTATATCACCGTATATTTCAGCTAATGCGCTTCTAGCCTCCATAACAAGTCCAGCATGTTCATATGTTTCTTCTCCAGAATAACTCCCGTATCCTCTAATGAAGGTGGCAAAGTTACTTGCGTCTTCTTCAAGTTTTATAGCGTTGGCATTGACTTCATCTGAAATAAAATAAGACGCTTTTTGATTTGCAAAAGGCGTCAATACAAACTTATATCTATCTTTCTTTTTGTCATACGTTATTTTATATTCTAAACCGAAATGTTCTAACCCCTTTTTAAACATTTCTAATCTTGTATCGCCTTCACCACCATTTTCAAACTTCGAAGACTTAACCTTACCTTCGACTTCAAAAATCATTCCAGTACCTTGAAATACAATGTTAAAATACCTTTCTACTGTAAAAGAACCTGTTACATTAACATAAATCCTATCAATCATTAACTTGTCTATGGGAATCTCTCTAGCAGTACATTCAACAAGTTGTCTGTCGCCTTCTGATTTCCTATCAATGACAGTTATTACATATTCTTTCTTATCGTTTTCACCTTCGACATGACTAACAATCCATCTTTTCCCTATAGCGTTAATAACTTCATAGGTGTATTTGTTTTCGAGAATATCAAAAGTTAATACACCGTCAGCATTAACTTTTTTCACTAAAGTTGTTTCTACTGGCACAGGTGTGCCATTACCTTTAGGCGGTTTAATAGTTATTGTCATTCTGACACCTACTTATAATAAAATTTCAAATCAAACTGAACTTTTTGGACCGTTTGATTAAACTCAAATTTATTAGCTCCGTATTTAAATTTTGGTTGGGCTATATTCGTTTCGGTACTTATTTCGACACCGTTTTTATAAACTCGGAAGCTATCATAAACAATTCTGTCTCCAGCTTTTAGTTTGATCCCTTCGATTTTCATTATTTCAGCATGGGTTAAATTCCATACAAACGATTCTGTATCTTCGCCTAAAATAATTGTTATCTTTTTATACATGTTGAATTGGTCGTTAGGAGCACTACCATGATAGTAAACTGTACCTTTGCTCAAATTTTCAAATGTATACTTTCTTTTGTCTCCGCCTGCATGCCAATCAATATTAAAATCAAACGACCACAATCCAACCTTTTTGTTTTCTTCTAACTCTAGGCTTGTTCCAATACTTTCACCGTATGGTAATTCTGTAGTTTCGAATTTTAGTTCAAAAGAAACTTTATTACCTTTTTGTTTAGGGTTTATAACTCCGTTAAAAATAACTTTATACTGTTTACCATTTACATAAATTTGTTGATCGTGTCTTGAATATTCATAATCCGGGAAGTTGTTTTTATCTAATTTCACGTAATCATCAGAAGTTGGTTGCGTAAACCTGTAATTCAACTCTTCTTTTCTTCTTATTTCACGTAAATACATAGGTTCTATGTCTGTCGTTAACGAATACAACATATCTCGCATATAAGCAATGTCTGAACGATTTTTAACTTTACAAAAACAAGGAACAACTATATCTCTACTGATATAATTGCTCCCCATTAATATACGACCGTTCATATTTTCTTTGTCTTGATACTTTGTGTTGATTTGCATGCTATCAATTACTATATCGTTAACGATAAACCCGTATTCACTTAATTTGATTACAGTACCATCTTTTTTTGTTAATTCTATGTCCATTTGTAACCTCCTTTATAAGTAATACTCAGAATTGCGTTTAGCATTTCTGCCGTTAACAATACTAGTAAGCGCATCGTTATTGACATCGAATTCAACTTTAACAGTTTTCATGTTCGGTGATGTTTCAATAGAATGTGTGTGTTGTACTTGCGCATTTATATTTCCACCTAAATTACTTAAGTTTCCTGTAATACTAGAAATGTCAGGTGCGTTTAATGTAGGTTGAAATGCATCAACTACTTTATCTGCAACATTAGAAACATTACGGATAACTTTACTTGAATGATTATCTATACCTTTAACGAAACCTAGCATTGAATACATACCAACATCCATGAATTCACGTGAAGGTGAGTGAATACCCAAAGCACTTTTAGCTGCATCTAAAGCTTTCTTAGCAACATTTTTAGCTGCATCTACTAATTGACCAGCCATTTGTCCAATACCTCTAATTAAACCACGGATCATATCAGCACCTGCAGACACAAAATCTCCTATAAAGCTTTTTATTTTATTTACTGCATTTGTCATACCTTGACTAACTTTGTTTACAACATTAACGAATCCTTGAATAACTCTATTAACAAAGTTAATTAGCGTACTTGTTATAGTAGATACCCATTGCATACCTTTAGTCACGATGAAGTTCCAAGCTTGAGACATTTTGTCCGATATAGTTGATACAACCTGTGTGAATATACTTACAACTTTATTCCAAATCGTCGTTAATATACCAGATAAGAAACTCCAAATCGTATTCCATATATTAGAAATAAAACTCCATGCCGCTTGTAACGCAGTAGATATAGCTGTAGTGATAGCGTTCCAAACCTTAGTTGCCACAGTAACTATAGTGTTCCACAACGTTTGTAAGAACGTCCAAATAGCATTCCAAATTGTCATTGCGATAGTCATGATTGTTGTAAACACAGTAGTTATTACAGTGACCAACAAATTCCAAATCGTTGTAGCGATTGTAATTATCGTATTCCAGATTGTACTTAAGAACGTCCAAATAGCTGTCCATATCGTCATAACTATTGTCATTATCGTCGTGAAAACAGTTGTAATGATTGTAACTAAAAGGTTCCATACTGTTGTTGCAATAGCGATAATTCCATTCCATAGCCCTTGTAAATAAGCGACTATTTGATTCCAAACAATCATTATAAAATTGTAAACATTCGATACTGCTGTAGTGATAGCTGTTAAAATAGCATTCCATACAACCGAAGCTACAGCTTTTAATACATTCCAAACATTAACCATAAACGTTTTTATCGCATTCCAAGCATTTATAATAAAGTTTCTGAATCCTTCATTTTTATTCCACAATAAAACGAATATAGCTATTAATGCAGCAATTACACCAATTACTATTGTTATTGGACCGCCTAAAATACCAAACACAGTTACTAGTCCTGTGATAGCATTTCTAATTAATCCAATCTTACCGAATAACAATTGGAATATAGCTGTAACTAATTTTATTGGACCTTTTAACGATGTCATTGCCTTACTTAATACTAAAGTTCCTGTTTTAGCCCAACCAAACTTAGTTACTAATGCAACCAATCTTGCTGCTAATGGTCCTAAAAAGTCCATTACCGCTAATATTGGAGCAATTAAAAATCTAAATGCACCAACTAAAGTTATAATGACACCAACTAATTGTGCTGTAGCTGGATGCGCCTCAAACAAGTTAGCTATCCAACCAGTTATTGCAACTGCAACGCGTAATACTGCACTAGCTATAGGAGCCATCGCTGTTGCGAATGCAACTAATCCTCTTGCAATGTTCCCAATTAATTGCATTATTAGTGGTCCATTAGTTTGTATATAGCTGACAAAATCTTTAAAACCTTGAGATTGCCCAACTTGTTCAGACCATTCTCTAAACTTAGCCGTCATTTGTTCAAGAGATTGGAAGATTCCAGTTGATGACCCACTGAATGCATTCATCAAATTGTTAATTCCAACGAAAACATTTTTAAAAATATTACCAATGATAGGTAAGTTTGTTTTTGTGTATTCAATAAAACGAGTTATCGAATTTTCTCCAGCTGCACTATTAGCCCAGTTAGAGAAAGATTGACCTAATCTATCCAACCAATCAGCCGACCATTGAAACAGTGGTGCTAATTGCGTGAACACATTGACTAATCCGTCACCGAAACCGCCTGCAGCACTTAATAGCTTGTTAAATACCGAAACACCAGTTGTATTCATCATGTTGAAGAACCTTGATGCTACACCGCTATTTTGAGCCCATTTAAGTACACTTTGAGACGCCTCTTCCATTCCTCTTGAAATACCACTAAAAAACGGTTGCAAGCTCTGCATTGCTGTTTTAACAGTATTTAAACCATTTGCAAGAGTTGTGAAGATAGCGGATTGATTTTGCTTTATAATATCAGTCCATGCTGACTTTACGCCATCTAAAGCTTTTTTGTATTCGTTTGTTGCTGAGCTAGCTTGTAAAGTGCCATCGTTAAGCATCTTTATAGCGCTGATAGCCATTGCGCCAAATGCTACAAAGCCAGCACCGGCTATTGCTACCGCGCCACCTAAAGCAAGTACACCACCAGTTAACACTTTGATAGCGTTTAATAGCGCAAACACTACAGGGACTACGCTCGCTATTACAGGTATTAAGATACTAAAAGATGATGTAAGTAATCCACCAACCATATTAGAACCTACAGTGCCGAACACGCGAAACATATTAGCTAAATTCCCCATTTGTCTTTGGAAATTGTCGTTTGCTTTTATTATGTAGGCATAAGCTTTCTTTAAACCATTAGTATCGACATCTACCTTCGTTGTTTTTTTGTTTGGCAATGCGTCTAATGATTTTTTAAACGCATAAATAGTTGGTATAGAAAGTCCTGTATCTACATCTAGTCGAGATCTAGTTTTGTTTGGAATACTTTTAAGTTCTTCTTTAGTGCGTTTTATTTTAGAGTTAGCAACACCATTATCCACGTCTATAATAGCTTTGGCTTTAGACCTATTTAACGCTTCAAGACTAGCTTTAGATACTTTTAACACTCGATTAAATTTACTGTTATCAGCATTGACGTCAATATTGACACGTTTCTTTTCCAGTTCGGATAACTTAGCTTCTGTTTCAATGATATCTTTAATTAACTTTTGTTTTTCTAACTTAACTTCTGGTGTAACTTCTTTTGAATCTAATTGATTTAATTCAAAACTTGCTTCTAATACTTTTTGTTTCAGATCTTCTATTTTAGCATCTAATTTAGCTTTTGCTTTTTCATTACCGAACGAATCTAAAGTCTTCTTAGCAACCTTGATAGTTTTTTGTAATTTTTTATCATTAGCACTTAATTCAACATCTTTAGTCTTATCAGCTGTACGCTTGTATTTTTGCACTGCCTTAACCGCACTATCAATTTGCCTTTTGAATTTGGCTACACTAGCTTCAATAGTCGCTTTAATTTTATATTCCGTCACATTAACACCTCTCTTTCTATTGCTTATTAAATTCTGCTATAACTTTAAAGAATTCATTATTTTGTGGTTCGTATTCATCACGTTCGCTACTAAATCTTATATCTTTACCTTCGTTAAGCCGTTGGATATTTTCTTCATAAGGCAATACGTCGTTTGCATTGTTAAAAACATATTCCTCTTTAGGTTTATTTTCTGTCCCAACATTTTTAGTAGCTGCAGCATCACGAATAGCAAACGCAAGTTTGTAACGTTCGAATTCTTGGGTTAGCATTTCATACTCTTTCGCATACATTCGATAGTTATATTCTGTTAATGTCATTTGCTCAATAACGTTCAAATCTGTAATACCAAGTGTTGACATACAAGTTATAACGATTCTGTCGTAAGTTATTAGGCTTCCGCTGGTTTTTCTTCCGTTTCCACTACTTCGACTAGGTTTCGGGTCATAGGTCGCTTTCCCAACTCCGTTAAAATATCCGAACCGAATTCTTCTAGTCCGATATTTTCTGCGATTTCATCTAATGCTTCATCAATGTTATTAATAGTAATTGCTTGTTTTTTTAAGTGAGATGTAGCTGCGATTAAAACTTCGCCAATCACAACCGGATTTCCACTTTCTAAACCTACAGGCAACATTGATACACCTTGACCGATAGAAGCTTGTTCAACTTTTAAACCTAATCGGTTATCGATTTCTCTTAAAAATTTAAAACCAAAACTTAATTCTAATGACTTTCCGTTAATTTCTACATTCATAACTTAAAATCTCCATTCATAATTAATTTAAACAAAATAAAAAGGGCTTAACGCCCTATTTTTATACCTCTCTTGGTGCAACCGGTGGTGAATCTACTTTAGGTTGTGGAATTGCTGTTAAATCTTCGCCAGTTAATGCATCTGCTTTTGTAGTGTCGTGGAATCTGTATCCAGTCGCCTTAAGTTTCTTTGTTACAGCCTCAGGTAGTGTTGCAAATCCACGTTGGAAACGACCATTCACTCCATATTCATATTCATATTCATCAATACCGTTAGCTTCTGCTTTTAATTCAAATTTATTGTGGAAACCTTGGAAATATTTCGCTTTAAATTTAGCGGAATCCCCATTTTTGCCTGGTATTCTACTTTCAACTTCCCAAGCTTCATACAATACGCGATCTACAACTGCATCTTCAATTTCATCTGCAAAATCGTCACCATAAAACATTTTAGCAGTACCAGACATTGTTGACTCAACAGAACCACCAGTGTTATAAGAACCGTCCATTGTATCCTCTGTATCTGTATCAGCTTCATGTGATAAGCCGTATTCAGTTAAAAAAAGCATTTTAGTAGCATCTACTTTTTCGCCAGCTTTTCTAAATAAAATAATACGATCATTACTATTTTTCATATTTGCCATTCAATATTCCTCCGTTTTTTAAAATGTTTTGTAAGATATCGTTACTGATGTGTGTAGCAATTCTTGATTGGTAGTATCATCAACTAACTGTGTGATGTTAGTATCATCTTCTTCAAAGTCATAATCGTTTGTTTTAACGCTAGGTGTTAAATCATCAATACATCTTTTAACAAGTCCGTCATGATGTCCTAAATCATCACTTACACTCCAAATATCAATAACTAAATTCGTGTCACCAGAATAACTATCAAACGTGTATTTACTTCTGTTTGACTCCGGCATTTTTATTACAAAAAAAGGATACGGAATCTCTTGTTGCATCTCTTTACGAGAAATAACAGGGAATCCATATCCTTGTAGCGTTTCATACGCTTTATTATAAAGTTGTAAGTTCGGTGTCATGCTTTTATCTCCTATTCAAACAACGCTTTCAATTCTTCTACAGTTGATTTTCTTATTACCTCATATACTGGCCACATAAAAGGTTCTGCCTCCATGTATCGAGTACCAAACTCTAAGAAACCACTATAAGCTGCATGCGATGTGATAGTGTATTGCAAATCGCCAGTTTTTTTATATCTGATATTGCGTGATAAATTACCAGTCCAATAACCCTTATTCATTACTTCTCTAGCCTTTAATTTAGCTCTTACTACGTATTCTTTAGCTTTGTCTAATAAAATATCATCTACATCATCATCAATGTTGGTTTTCATATCGTGAAATTGGTTTAACAGTGCGTCTAATCCATCTATATTCATCAATTGACCTCTTCGATATAATATGACGTTTCGTGTCTGTATGTCCTTGTATCAACTATCTTGTAGCGAATACCATTAATTAACACGTGGCTAACAGGGGAAGATATGGATTCTTTTATCCTCAGGACACTTACATCGTTTTTTACATCGCCAAATTCAAGTTGCTTTCTTGCTCTAGAAATGGGGTTAATATTGCATGGTATCGCATCATAAGTGATTAGTGCGTTTTCTTTTTTGCTAGTTTTAGGATTGTAAGTTGCTACTTGTTCTAATTGAAAAATAACTCTATCTTCATATCTCAAAAGAACACAGCCCTTCCTTTTTTAGTTCTCGTTCTAGCATTAAAGTAATTATCAATAATAGCTTCATACTCCTTGAAATCGTTCAATTCATACGCATTGCTACGTCCGTCAACCGCTTCTGATGTCATACCTTCAGCACCAATCCTGTTGTAGCGTTTAACTGCAACTTCTTTAATCATGTAACTAAACCTTTCCGGTATTTGTTCAACTTCAATAGGTAACATTGATAACAACTGGCTTTCACAACTTTTTATAATTTCCTCTAATTGTTCATCTTGCTTTTCATCTTTAAGACCAATACGTTTTTTTACATCAGCTAGCGTAGTCATATAACCACCTACTCTAGCGACTCAAAAGTGTTGATAATTTCAGCTTTTGTTTGTTTTTCATCAACTTGTAAGCCAGCAACACTTGCTATTTCGACAAGTTCTTTTTTGGTTAATTTGTCATTTACAATGTAAATCATTTGTTCGTTGCGTTTATTTTCAACACTAGCTAAAGCTTTGATACGTTCATCTGTAGGATCATAACCTTTGCGAGGGTAGACATGCCCTTTCATATAGACATGTCTGTTATCTTCTAAATCTGTAAAATCTACTTTAACAATTCCAATGATTTCGGGCATGTTACCACTCCTAATTATTTATTAAACTTCTCCTGGAACTGAATCTGTTCTTTTGTCAGCAGGAACTAACTTAGCAAACGCTTTATCATCAGCGATATGCAATGCTACATGCATAGTTGCACGTAATGCCACCATGTCTTGTTCAAACAAGTTTACAGGTGTGCCATCTTCGTTTTTAACTGTAGATAATTGTGCGGTTTCATCGATTTTGTATTCTATTAATTGAGGGATACCATAAATCAATTTGTCGAAGTCACCAGTGATTAATTCACCACGTTTTAAGTTACTTGATTTAAGATTAACCACAGGTAGACCGTCTAACGAATCACTGTTACGGTCATAAATACGTTCTTTCGTTTCAGGATCTACAATTTTACGTAACAAGCTTCTGTTTTGTGTTTTTGAGATAAACGCATTTGCTTCTAATTCGTCATCTTCAAGTAATGCCTCTAAATCAATAATGTTATCTTGTGTGAAGTCACCTTTAATAACCTTATTAGTTTTTTCAATTGATTGCGCAATTGATTTACCGAATGGATTGTTACCTTGATTCAAAATACCTGCCTCGTCAAACTTTTTATAGAAAGCTTCAGCAATCATAGGTTTCATTTCTTCAAAGAACTGTGAATAAGTGTAATTCAAGAATTCTTTTGTTACAGGTAAGATAACCCCTAATTTAAACGCTCTCATAGTAGCATTAACCCATGTAGCTTTAGATGTTTCGATTTTTTGACCTTCACCTACCCAGTAAGCACCTGGTTTATCAGCCCAAAAAGTAAACTTCTTCTCAGTACCTTCCATTGGTTCGTACTTACCTAATTGCATAATTTTAGAGTTTTCCATAACCTCTTGTAAGATGGGCGTTGTGAATTCATTCATCAACGTGCCATCTTTCTTTTCGTGCATCATTACATTATCAGGGTTAAATACTTGCGGTTTAACATTGTTACTCGCAAAATGTTGCAAATTTAATTTTAATTTTTGTGTTTGTTCCATTTAAATGCCTCCGTTAATTTTTAATAATTCTTTTTTGTCTAGCTATTTCAGCTAAGTTTTGCGGTTTATTTTTAGTCGAGTGATTAAATGAATCTCCACCAGTCAATGGCGATTGTCTAGCGTTAACCTTAACCGCTTCATTAACCGCTTTTTTTACTGCATTAGAAAAAGCTTCAACATTCAATTTAGTTTGTTCAGCAGTATCTGTTACAACTAAATTAACAACCTCATCTGATGAATCAACTTCCGCTTCACTCAACATTTTTCGTGCTTCTGAACGCATTTCGTTTAATTGTTTTTCTGAACGTAATTGTTCCAGCTCTTTTTCCATTTGTTCGCGTTCATATTCAGCGATTTGATCTTTGTTCATTTTTGCTAATCGTTTAGCTTCATCAACAGCTTCTTGTTTCTCTTTTTCTTTCTGCTTCATACGACGACTTAATTCTTCTTTAAGACGCTTGTTATATTCTTCTTGTAGTCTTTTTTCTATTTCTTCTTCTGAATTAGTCTTTTTGTCTTGTTTGTCTTTGCCTTCATCATCGTTGTTATCTTTTAATTTTCCATTATCTCCATCTGATTCTTCAGCAAAAAACTGTAATTTGAGTTTTAACTTCTCTTGGATATCCATAGTTTTTACACCTCATTTATTTACTCTTGATTAGTTTTAAGCCATACATGGTTCGGGCTGTAACGCTTGCACCTTTTATTGTCATAAGCATGGTTTGGACATAAAAAATAGCCAACACAATTAAGTGCTAGCTATTAAAAGAGAGGTTCATTATATTTCGATTTTTCTTTATCGGCTAATACTGCCGACCTTACACTGTCTAAGTTTGCATCAATAACAACTGTTTCGTTTCGCTTTTGTAACTCTTTAAGTATACCTTTTAATTCTCTTGCTATGTCTCTAAGGTATTTGTCAGTATTACTCATATTAGTATCCTCCAAACATTTAATTTACTGTCATACAAAACTAACTTGCCTTTAAAAAACTTTACTTTTAAATCAATCACCGATTTTCACTTTCCCTCCGAAGTATTTTGTTTTTCGTTTCTTGCTTGGTTTTTTCGGCCACATAGATTTAGGTAGTAAAGCGCAATCTGAACGACAATTGATATGCATAGGATAGAAATTAACACCAATTTTAGCGTCTTTAACTTTGAATATTTCTCCATTAAGCCCTTTGCATACTTTAGTTGTTCTATTATCGATTTTTGCAATATACATATAATATCCTTCCGGTGAAATTTCTTTCATGCTGTCAATGCTTGATTGTGCGTGAACACGTGCCGATTCCGTATAAAGCAATGATTTAATTGCTGCGGTCTTTTGTCGTGCTGTGCCTTCGAATTTATTTAAGTGCTTGCGCATATCTTTAACATATTCATTAGGATGTCGACCTCTAATAACTACATTAGCAATTATTTCTTCTACTTCTTGTTTCATTGCTTCGGTATTAGTCCATAATCGCTCTGACCAAACGACACCATGAAATTGTGTATCAACGATTGTATCTATAACTTCTTTAGCTACTTGTACACCTTCACCTAAAATACCCGCTTGATCACTGAACACACGATAAGCTGTTGATTCGAAATATTCCCTCATCGATAATTCTGTTTGAGCTGTTGCATAAGCAATTAAGAATTCTATTTGAATCTTTAACATCTGTTCTCTAGATACATACATCTTAGTGTTATACTTCTTTAATTCTTCATTTGCTCTATCGCTAAAGTCCTTGTTTTCGACCAATCTTTTTGCTTCTTCTTGAAACGCTTTTACATCGAACTCATCAATAATCTTTTTTGCTTCTTGTAATGTAACGCCTGCAAAATCTCCGTACTTAACAATAAACGCATTGATTTCTTTTTCAATGCGCTTAATCATCATATTCAATATACGTTCTATTTCTTCAGCTTTACTTTTATCCCGCTTCAACTCATTCTCAATTGCTTTGCGTCCGCGTTCTTCCCAATATTCTTGAGTGTTTTTGTTAGGCAATTACAATCATTCCTTTTTATCGATAGAATCTTTTGTGCTATCGTCTTGTTCATCGTCATTGATGTCTCTAGGGTCTTTATAAATACCTTTTTGAGCTTTTTTAATAGATTCTTTCTCATCTTCTTCGATTTTCTTAACTTCTAATTCAGGGTCTTGGAAGAACGAGAATAGAGACATTAAAGTTGTTTGACTAATCTTCCCACCAGAATCAATATAAGCCTTTAATTCTTCAATTAACGACTTAGGTAAGTTTCTGTTGTATACGTATCTAACAGTATTGAAATCTTTGTTAGCGTCAATCGACCGTGTATTTTTAAGTATTGTCTCTAACAACTTAGCACGACGTCTTAACCCTTTAGTAAACAATCCTTCTTTAGTTTTAGTACGTTGTTCCAATCCAAATAATTTGTATTTCATTGCCTCGCCCGATTGAGTGCCACTAAAGTTATCATCTTTCATGTTAGGCGTGTTGGTAAACATGTGTATATCACTGTTCAAACGGTCTTTATAAGCTTCGGTACCTTGTACATCGTATTGCTTATAAATATAACCACCGTCAACTGAACCTTCTGTTTCTCTACCTTCGCTATCAGCATAAACAGTCGGTTCTAAAAACAACACGTTAGCTTCCTTTTGTTTTCTAACTTCTACAGGATCTAAATTTAAATTACCTTTAATAAGTAACATAGCGTCATTTAAATCACTCATATAGTTAGCAGTATCTGATTCAGCATTATCATACAAATCAATTAAAGTGATTACTTTCTCGTAATCCCCTTTTCTTCTTTCGTTATTGCTAAATTCTGTAATAGGCATACGTTCGAAAGAGTGTGATTCAAAAACGTTTTCACGTGGTGTGAGCTTCAATCCATTTGTTCTACTGGTAAGATATCTATAAACACCGTGAGAAGTAAATAAATCAACTGTAAACACTTCATCTTCGTCAGTCTTGTCTATTGGTTTAGTTCTTAAATATCTAACGCCTACGATACTATTACGTTCAATTGTATTGTCGTATATGACAAAAGTACTCATTGCATCACTCTTGTATAAACGCGTTTCATCATCTTGGTTTCTAATCATTAATTCATAAGCTTTACCATAAATTGACAAATCTAATCCTAAAGATCTATTGTGCGACTCAACATCATTCAAATCATTGAACGCCTCAATAGCTTCTAATACATCTTTGTCATCATCTTGATATTGAATAGGATTACCTAAGAAATAACCGTTAATGAAATCACTAATATAAGATGCGTAATCATGAGCTACACGATTGTCTGCCATGTACTCTTCTTTTCGTCGTGTCAATTCAACTAAGTTTTTAGTTTTACCTTCGTAGTAATCGCTCAACACTTTTAATCTAGGTCGTTGGTAATCCATGTGATGTTCAATGTATTTACTCACTTCATTAACGTTTTGTAATAAATCGGATTCCGTCCCGTCATATGTGTAAACAACATTGGCTTCATCATTAAATAAGTAATTTATGTTTCCCCGTAGATCTGTATCTGTTTCAAATTCGTTTACTTTTAACATTTGTTCCCTCCTATAATCCTAGAGATTTTATTGTGTCAACTTTCGAACTGACATTTGTGCGTTTTCTAACCGGTCTGTAGAATCGTTCCACTGAATAACGCAACGAATCGATACAATGATTGTATGTATCTACTGGTTCATTGGTATATTCACCTGTATCTTTGTCCTTTTGCCATGTGTAGTTGTCAAACTCTTCAATAGTCTTGAAACAACGTTCATCAACAATGATTTCAAATTGCATTAAGAATTGTAACCCTTGTACAACCGAGCCCTTCCCTTTTTTGGTTGGTAAAATCCTTTTAAGCCCTAGATTCCTTAATTCAGCTATACTTTTTTGTTCTGCACTATCTGCTGTAATTTCTTCTTTAGCATAACCAAGTTGCTTTATGACATTAGCTATTTCATCATTCAGCATACCTTGTTTAACATACTCTTCAATGATGTATAACTTCTTTTTCTTTACATCTATTTTAGAATGTATAAAAGCACTAGGATCATTAACGTAGCCAAAGTCCAATCCAAAATAAGAAGGTAAATGTCTTAACTCATCTTTATTTATTAAACGTTTTTCATACTCGGGGAAAACCAATTTGTCTAGTGTAGCAAATTCACCTAACGCATAAATTTTGTAATATGCTGGATTACGATTTGCTAACAACTCTAAGTTTTGACGTGTCATTTCATCAAGAAACTTATTATCCCGATAACTAGATTGTCTAATCATGACATTTTCCATTGGTTCACCATGTTCAAAGAAATACTTATAAACCCAATTCAATTTAGATACTGGGTTAAACATTAGAAAAATTTGTTTATTCACGTGTTTACGCTCCCTCAAACGCAACGTTAATTGCGTGTAATCATTTAGTGTGAATTCAGAAGCCTCTTCCATTACTATGTCTGATATGCCTTTTATCGACTTTATTTTCTCCGGATTATCCAATCCTTTAAACAAAAAAACTGCGCCGTTTGGCAATTCAACTTTGTTATCAGTCTTATTCCAAAGGCACATGTCCCAAATACCAAAGTTTATCAAACAATCTTTAACATCTTCGAACAAACTATCTTTAATTGTTGATTGTACTTTTCTAAGCCACAGTATACGCCTAGGATATTTCCAGTCTTGCAATGCTTTGAGTACAACTTTTTGTATAACGCCGTGAGACTTACCGCTCGAACCTCCACCGTAATGTACTTCAGTGAAGTTATCGTAATTGGTTAGTATTTCGAATATGTTTCTGTTGAAAACATTAGATGGTTTGTTAAAGTTTAATTTAACTTTCGTCATCGTACTCACCAATATTAATCTCAATATTCTTCTGAGTAATTTCTTTTTTGTCGATATACGCACCATGAACTTTTAGTATGTGGTCAATAGATCTCTGACGCTCTTCAAAGGTTGGTGTAATTGTGTAAGTAACCTCTTTTTCCACTTCATCGTTTAAATGGTCATATTTCTTACTGTAAGCCTCTTGAGGTTCTCCTCTAGCAATAGAAGCAGATAACGCTAAAGCTTCTGTAATGCTCATTAAACGCTCTTCTTGTATCTGTTCTAATCGTTCTTTAATATATTCCGAAACATTAACATTTCTTAACAATCGACTTGCTAAAGACTCTGCTGTTTTCTTACTATAACCTGCTGAAATTGCTGCTTTTTTACCATTACATCCATTCATTATATATTCATCTGCGAATCTCTTTTGTTTTTCGTTCATTTCATTTACCACCAACTCTCGCGCTATAAGCTTTTTAAAATTAAAAAAGGGATTGGCTATAATCAGCCAACCCACATAGATCCTTTATTCCTAATTGCGATAAGGGAAACGCAGTAAGATAGTCAATATCTTACGCTATCATATTAACACCGAAAGTGACGTTATTTTTCCAGACTTTTTCCAAACTTAATGTATTATACCTAATTCATCAGCTAACCTAACTAATATATCTTTCCTCATATCATAAGCGGTAGATTTACTTACATTTATTTCTTGAGCTACACCAGTTAAATTTAATGTTCTAGGCTTTTTAAAATAATAAAGTTCCATAAGTTTTTGAGTTTCTGTAGTGCTATGATTATATACAACCTCTATAGCCGATTTCATTCTGGCCAATTGCGATAATCTTCTATCATTAACAACTCTAATAGCTTTTATTTCAGTTACACTTACATTGCTTTGCACCCTATCTCCACCGATATTAGTATCTTGTTGACTCCACGGGTTTAAAACTTCATCTCTTACACGCGCTATATCTTTATCGAAGTAGTTGTAATTGCTTAATTCACTTTCTAAATATCTTTGCGTTGATTTTCTCAAACTCATTCGTTTAACCCCCGTTAATCTTCAAAATGTCTCAATCTACTTCTTAATATTTCTATCTCTCGCTCTTTAATTTTCACATCACCTTTTAACTGTTCGGCTTGTAACATCACGCCAAACAATAAGATGACTAGTAATATAATTGCTATGACTAACCACATCATCTACTCTGACACCTCCGCCCTCATCAAATCAGACTGATCGCTCAACTTTGCGAAGTCACTCGGCGCCTCTACATCATCATTAGCCGTCATCATAATATATACTTGCTCAGTTACATACTTACCTAGCTCATACATCGCTAGTAAGAATAATAGTCTCAAAATTTCTTTAACCACCACTAAACACCCCATGTTAATTTATCGATAATTTGTATAGCTTGTTTTAATGCGTCTCTTTTTTCTTCGATATCTCTATTATCGCCATCTTCATCAGCTGACATTAACTCACTGTCATATTCATATAATAGTTCTGATATTTCATTACTAGCTACTACTAATAAGTTTTCATCTACATCAATCGTTACCGTTTTCTTTGGCATCTCCATCTCTCCTTATCTTAACTTGTGCCTCGTACTTCTCTTTCGCTTCTTCTTTACTCTCTGCCTCAACAACTGTAAACCTTTGATTACTCTTAGCTTTAGTTATGTGTGTATGTTTACGTCCTGTTGAATCTTTGAATGTTGTGACTAAGTATTGTGTCACTTCCCCAAAACCTCCTTGACTCGATCTAAGATGTCTTTACACGTATCCTTTTCCTGCGTCTGCTGTTCCATCTTGTCTTTCATGATTCCTTTTCATTTTCTTTTTGTATGCGTCAATGAGTTGGTCGATAGAATAGTAAGTATTGGCGTACAAAAACGGCATTATTAAAACTTGTACAATGCTATTATCAATACCTTTTACAAATTGTTCTGTTAGCGTATGCATTACATGAACAAAATAAACTGAATGTAGTTTAGGTAAAGTAACTTCATTTTCAATCAAATCAACCATAACCTCAGTAGTTTCTTCCAAATCTTCTTCATCAACAATAGTCAAAGTTAATTGCAAACTGAAAGCTAAGTAATCAGCAATCTCATCTAATTGTGTATCTAATGGCTTACCTGGTTGTTTCTTCCAATTTTTAAAAAACTCAAGTGTGTTAACCCACTCCGCAAATTCAATAATCATACTAGCTACTGTGTCATTTAAATTTCTAGTCGGTATTCTATCGTCGAACTTCTTTTGTATTTGTAATAACTCTTGTAACTGATCAATTGTTAATGTGTTAGTCATTTTCCTGTTCCTCCTCATATTTATAGACAACTTGACCTGCCACAATCCCTACTGCTTCATCAAGTTCAATGCCTTCTTTGAGTGCATCTTGCATAGCATTAGGTAAACCCTCAAGTATTTCATCAAACGCTTGCGCTTTCTTATACACGTCTTCAACCTCTTTTAGTAATCCCTCTGTGTCATTACCGTTATAGGCACTAGCACTGATAATTGATTGTTCGATTTGTTCGCGGTTATTCATTAGTGTCATCCTCCATAAAAATTTTATTGTTTAATTTCATTCCAAATTTAACTCTTTCATCATCGTTGCCGAATTCGTTTATTAAATCTTTTTCAACACTCTTGCAATACCTATCCCATGCGCTTGCTTTCTTCTCCAGTTCTTTGTTACAATCTCGTAACTTCGCTATATCCCCAATAAGCTCATCTCGTTGCTTCTTGTACTCTTCACGATCTTTTAATGCTTTGTGAAGTTTATCTAATAACTTGTTAAAGTTAGTACAAAGATTTTTATATTGTTCATCTGATAAGGTGAACGTCATCTCATAACCTCCAATAGCATCTCATTTTCAAAAATATTTCCAACAATTTCAATAATATCGTCATTTTCACTTAGTAATTCAGTTACATTGCTAAAAGTTATATAAAAGGCTCCTTCTTTAAACTCGATAAAACTTACTTCTCTCGAATAACAATCTTGAACAATATCCCCTTCATAAATCTCCACACCGTGCACATCTTTAAATCCTGTGTATTGTAATAGTTTTACTTCATTGAAACTTTTATAACCTGTTGAAATCAAAATGTACCCACTATTAAAATCGATTTCGTCAATAATACTCATAACTTTTTTATCTTTATCCCAAGCTTTAAATTTCAACATCATTCTACCAACTCCCCATCTTTCCAAATCAATGTCATCGTCATGTCATCGTTTAAGATATAGAATGCTTTAGTAGGAAAAATATTGTCGTCTTCAAAACGTTCGTTCAAACTGATACCTTTGTGTAATGCGGATTTATAGACTCCTTCTTGAATCTCATATACCTCTAACAACCTATCAAACTTAGTCTCTTCCGTTACTTCTTTTTCAATATCAACTATGAAGGGGATATCAATTGGAATAAAACTTGACGTCGAACACTTATTTGTATTTGGATGAAAACGAACGAATCCATCACTAAATCCTGTTGAAAAAAATATTTTTCCTTGTGATAGATCCGGATTTTCTCGCGCCCATTTAATTAATTCATCTAATCTCATTTCTTTTTCAATTTTGATTTTCATTGTTTCCGCCCTTTTAAAATAAAGTTAGTTGCTTCTGTTCCTCATATTCCAAATCACTGTTGCTTTATATATGTTTCAAGCTCTTCCGCTGTATCAAATGTCTTTTTCACACCTTGCCAACCTGGCACGATATGACCGTGAAAGTAATAAGTGCCATTTACTACATGGATATGTGCCACTCGTTCGTTATCCTGATACAAATATCTCTTAGAGCCGAAAAATTGGTTTAAGTATTCTTTACGTGCGCTATCTGTCATGATCTACTTCTTAACTTTCACGAATATGTCGTTTTCCATCAGGTAGCACGCATAACGTCCTCTTGGATGTTTCTGAGGTACATTAAACAAGTGTGGCTTCTTTCTTCTTAGCTCAGCCTCTCTCTTTCGCTCTCTTTCCAATTCACGTTCGAGTCTCGCTTGTTTAATTTTTTCCATTTGTTTCATTTCTCTATATTCTTTTAGATGCATGCCATAAGGCGCGTCTAAAGCTTCTGAAAACTCCCAACAACCTCTTACACGTTTAGAAACAATTCCAGCATTTATCCCACGCTTTGCCATTATTTCTTTTTCAAAATTGTTAAATTTATATGGTTTATTATTAATGATTACAACACTGCCCATTTATTCCACCTCTACATTTACGTTTCTAATTTTTAAATTGTCATACTCTAGTATTTCGTTCGGATTGTTATATAAGTAATCTGCCAGCGTTTCTTTTTCTTTATCCACATCATCAAAATGCTGATATTCAACTTCTGTAGATATCCTTATATCAATCGTTGCGTTTATATATGCTTGTTGTTGCATTAAATCACTTCATTTCTCTTTTTCTTTTACGTCTGACTTTCACTAAGTCCTCATATACCATCCATTCTTGACCTGTGTATTTAGGCGCTTTACATATCCACGTTAAATTCACATCTTTATACTGATATCTGAATATCTTCGCTTTGATGTTGGCAACTTCAGTCGCCTTACCTTTAACGTCTATAACTTCAACCAGTTTCCCTTCCTTCCACAAAGAGAAATCGGCTATATACGTAATCGGTCTTTGCTTCCCAAATTTAGGTTGTAGTTCGAATTTCGGTTGTAGTTCGATACGATCATAGTTAGTGCCATTCATATTACTTTCTAAATATTGGTAATATTCACATTCTACTTTGCTATCAAATACAATTCCTTTGTACTCAACTTTCTTAGCGTTGTATTTACTCATCGTCCACCTCTAAATATCAAATATCGTCGCTTGTAATCCTAGTTCTTGCTCATATAGAAGCCCGTGAGCGCCTTTAAATCGTTTTAGGTCTCTATTCTTTTCGTCGCTGAAATGGGCTCCTGTGAGCGAATAAACCTCATTTACGTTGTCTTTATACTTGATGACCTTAATATCTTCTGTGCCATCTTCTCGGTATAAGTAATATTTTTCTTTCGGCATTTTTAACACTCCTTAATATTCGACGATTGCGGGTCTTTCTTCTTTTTCTTTCAACTTATCATCAATAAGTTTTTTAAGTTTCTCTTGGTCTCCGTTTGCAAAATCAATCATCTTTTGAGCATATACATCTCTACAATGTAATATTTCTTTTATATTTTGTTTTGTGATTACCACGCATCTCGCTCCCTGAAATCGTCTCCGATTACTCTTACTTTTCTTGCTCTTTTTTTCATTCTCGAATTTATACGTTGCCAGTTCATATTTTGATTTAGTTCTTTATCACTAAAGTTAGTTGTAAAGATGTTGTTTTTACCTACTCTGTTATCAACAATGCTGAAAAGTTTATTTATAGTGTGTTCTGTGTTTTCTACACCCATATCATCTAGTACAAGTAAATCAATCTCACTAAGTAATTTGACTAGTTCGTCTGTAGTCTCTACTGCATTTTTGTTGTATGTCGCTTTGATACGATCCATCAACATTGGTATATGCATAAAAGCAACTGTATGCCCTTTAGCTTTAACTGCTTTTGCGATAGCGTATGCTAGGTGGCTTTTACCAGTTCCATATGAACCTTGAAATATTAATGATTTTGGTTCTTTTGTAGAGAAACCCTGTACATACTCTATTGCTGATTGTTTAGCGTGTACTTGTTTTTCATTTTGTGGCTTGTAGTTGTTTACTGTTGCATCTCTTAAAGACGGATTAACGTTTGATTGATTGAATATGTTGTTTATCTTCCGTTGCTTGTTTCGCTTATATTCCTCATAGATTTCACATTTGCAACCGTCTTTATACTCGTAACCATCCGGGTGTTTTTTAGTAGGAGCGAACTTATATAAGTCGTATTCACTTCCACATCTCTCACATTCCAATCCTTTTTCGACATGAGTAGGTTGATATTTTTTCAAACTTTCGTTTATCTTTTCACTGAATAGTGGTTTCATAATATCCCCCCCTAATCCCAATAACTTTCGTCGTACTTCATACGTTCCAATTGATCTATGCCAGTTGGTTCTGCTTTTTGATTGAGGTATCCCTCAAATTTATTACCAAAAAGTGTTTCTGGTCTAAGGTATTTATCGCTATCCGTGTTTAGCCACTCAGCTGTTTTGATATCAATCACCTTTTTAAAATCCTCCAACCTAAAATCTTGATTCCATCTTGCTTTAATAAAATCTTTTGTTTTAGCTGTATTGTGTTTAAAATGCTTGCCCGCTTTTTTGTTTAAGTAATCGATAATTTCTTTATAGGGTATAGAAGATGCTGTCGGGTTGCCCGACAATATATCTATTCTATTTATATTGTTATTACTTGTATTATTAATACTTGTATTATTCTCTTTGACATTTGCGTCAATAGGGGTATTGACAGAATTATCAATAGGGGTATTGATTTTTGCGTCAATAGGCATTGACGATTGCGTCAAGGGGTACATCTTCCTTTGTTTAACTTCATTACCTTCTTTGATAATTTCGATTTTTAGATAACCAAATTTGATAAGGTTCGAAATTCTACGAGATATAGTTTCTTTAACGACGTTGTATAAAGTTGCAAAGTAACCATTACTTGCTGTGCAGTATCCATACTTATTACTTAAAGACGTTATTTCTGCAAAAAGTAATTTTTCACTATCAGTAAGTCGATTATCATATCTGACATTTGCCGTTATTATTGAGTAGTAACTTGGTTGTTCAGTCATTCTCAGCACCTTCTTTCAGTGCTTTTATTTTGTCCGGTACTTCCCAGTTATTTATGAATTCTTTAAGTTCATCTGTCATAGGTACGTCATTAAGGATTACGTCTGAACCATGTAAATAAAAATTAATTTTATTAAACATGAGAGCAGTCTCATAAATATTTTTTGACCATCCAATATGATATGTCTTTCTTTTATAAGTTATTTGCGCTACATAACCACTTTGAGTTAAATAGACTCCTTTGAACTTACTTTTTCCTCTTCTACGACGTTTTTGGTCTTTGTAAGTTTTGTATTCATATTCAAATATAGAGTCATTTTGATTTTTATGATTCTTATAACCTTGTCCGTCCCAATATTTATCTACTGCGCTGTTGTATGCTTTAGCTGCCTCCCATTCATCAACAAAACTACCTAAATATTTAGATTTGCTATCAATTTTTATTACAGCAGACCATTTTTTTGTTTTTCGATTTAAATAAACACCTTTATAGATACTCGAAGTATTTCTTGTAGGCCTTGCCCATCGTTGTTGATAACCAATTGAAGTGATGTTGTTTTTGGTAAAATCATTATTTTTTATTTTTTGAAAACCATTTTCTAATACAAATCCACTTAAGCTAACGTTGAGTGTCTTTGTGTGAATTCTTCTAACGTTATCTACATAAGATTTTGTCCAAATATATTGATTAACCCTCTCATAATCTTCATCATCAACAAAAATTTCTTCTCCATCTTGTAAAAATATCGATTTAACCATTATTCTCCTCCTTTCAGCATTTTGTTGAGCCTCTCATCAACTTTTAGCCATGAGTCATGCAAGTGATATTTATCATCAAACGACTTAACGCCAATCGCATGTTGCTCGTTGTGATGTTCGCGACATAACGCTAATACATGTTTGTCGTAGTGATTCATCTTGTTTCTGTTCATACCTCTGCCGACTGCTTCATAATGTGCCAGGTCTGCGTGAGGCTTTCCGCATATTACACAGTTGCGGTTGATTGTAGCCCAATATAATAACGCTTTATCTTCGCTTAACAACTTACTCGTTTCTACACTCATAGGTATTTGATGATGAAACATAAACGCTATAATCAGTTCTATTAACTCTCTCGCAACTTTCATTGAACAGTCACGCAGACTGATTTCTTCATAACCTTTCATAATTTCCAATTCTGTTTGTAATAATTTTCTAGTTGATTCTACTGGTTCGCCCCAGTGAAGTTCTATATCTCTACACATTGCGAATATTTTTTTTGCGTTGTTCTATAGATAGTTTTTTATTGTCCGGAACCTCTACTTCTGCTTTTAGCGGATATCCGTTTTCTAGTAAATCAATGTGACTTTGTTCAAGTTCAACACCAGTAGCAACGACGGAATAAGTACCGTCATTGTCTTTCTGGTATCTTGTAATGTATTGCATTTAAACCACGTCCTAGAACGGTAAATCATCATCATTGATTTCTATTGGACCATTAGCATTAGCGAATGGGTTTGATTGTTGACTCATAGGTGTCTGTTTACCATTTGCTTGCTGTTCTTTTTGTTTCATCTCATCAGTTTTAGGTTCTGGTTTATTAACTACTTCATCGTCTTTATTCCAAACTTTTACATATGAGAGTCTTACAAAATACTTGCCTTGTTCCTCGTTAAATTTATTTTTAAGTACAATAGTTCCGATTTTGTTAATTAATTGATCTGTGTCAAAAGTTAAATCTGGTAAGTTCAATTTAATTCCTAATCTACTAAGTAACTCGATATATTGTTTTTCTTGATAATCTTGTTGGAATGGTGGGACGAATTGGTTGTGTTTGTATTGTTTACCTTCGTTGTTTTCAAAAACAATCGTGAAGTATCTGTTTTCTCTGTCGTTAAACTCGACATTTGCAACTTTTACTGTAAATTCTCCAGCTCCTAAAAAGTCCCCACCTTTCATGAATGCCTCTTGATTAGTTTCTTGAATGTATTGTGTTCTACCAGTGATTTTCATAATTTTTATACCGTCCTTTTAATTAATTTTTAATTACCATTTCTAATTGCTTGTACAACATCGTTAATACTTGGATTAATGAAACGTTTGTTGTTAATTTTGATGTTGCTTGAGTGTCTTATCTTTGTCTCGAATAAATTTGATGGTTCAGCGTTAAGTACATATTGATAAGTTTTTTCGCCGTCTTGCTCATGTTCTTCTATTGTCATTCTTGCTAACACGTCAGATTGACTGATGACTGCTTTTTTTATTTGGTCTTGTGCCTCTATCGTGATTGTTGGATTGATAGTACTTCCCTCATCATCTTTGTCTTTGTTAATGCCCTCGTGTCCGCTTATAGCAAGATGAAATTGATAATGTTCTTGTAATTTAGAAATATAACGATAAATACTTACAATGCGTGTAGCACACTCGCCCCAATCATTAAATGTCGGTTTCTTTGATTTACCGTCCATGATGTCGTCCATAGTGATATCACGTAACTTTTGGATTGTTTCAATCACTACAACATCAATTTGTTTTCCGTTTTCTCTTAGTTGTTCAATAATTTTAGGCAGCATTTTAATCACTGCACTAAAATGCTTATAATTCTTAATCTGCACAACTGCCCCATCTTCTGTTACCGTTGTTCCGTCCTCATTTATATCTAGTACTAAGGCATTGTTATCTTTTGTTAAAAACGTAGTTTTACCAGTACCGAACTTGCCGTATATCGCAAATTTATAAAACTTGTTTGCATTTTGTTTGCTGATGTCTTTTACACCTAGTTGCGTTAAAATATCGACATCTTGATTAGTTTTTTCAGTCATCTATTCTCCCACCTTTACCGTGTATGACGTTGGTTTCTCCACAATGCTAGCACCCTCTAAAACTTCGCCGTTTGCGTCAATCAATGTGCCGTTTTCAGTTACATTGAAATCTTTCTTAATGTCTGATTGGCTAAGTTTTTTAGTTACTTTTACATAGTTGTCAAAACCTCGTTGCTCAAGTTGTTTAATGACTTCTTGCTCATTGCTAACTTGAATGACTTTTGAACCTTTTCTGGCTGTCACTTTTCCGTAAGGTGTATTCAACTTGAATTTGCTATCTTGTTCTTTTTGTATTCTGTAATATTCAATTACAAGGCTTTGTAAATATTCTTTGCCACTCTGTAATTTTTCTACTTCTTTATCTTTCCATTCGTTTATGCGTTCAATTTCTTTATTTGCTAAATCGTTGATTTCATTCTCTTTAGTTGTGATTGCATCCAGTTTCTTAAAAACCCAGTTAGCACTGTCTAGATCAGTTACTTTGAATCGGTCGTCTTGTTCGAATGTTTCTAATTCTCTCTCTTGTAAATCATTCACTTTTCATACCTCCTACCATTTCATGACTAAGTTAATTAGTCTGTCCTGTTCGTCTGTGTGTTCTTCAATCCATTCGTTTATAACGTCACGCATTGCATCCGTCGCAATATATAGTTCGCTTAAATCTACGACATGAAATGATTTAAGTGGAACATTATTCATATCCTTAACTTGTATACTGATACCGTCATGTCTCTTCATCGCAGACACTTTAAATTCGAACCCGTTAAAGTTTATAATTTTATTTTTTATCTCACCCGCTTTGTAATACATTCTTTTAGTCCTCCTTGTATTCTTCGTACTCCTCTTCGCACTCCTCGTTATCTTCTTCGTTTTGTAATTCATAAATTTTGTTTTTTAGTTTTATATTTTCTTTTTCCAATTTTTCGTTTTTTCTTTCTTCCGCAAAATACTTACCTCTGTAAGTATCTTCTTCTTTATCTTTAACAGCCTTTATTTCAATAAGTTTTCTGTACTCGTTCAATGTGATTGTTACTGTCAATTCTTGATTTGCTACAAAATTATCTTCTTCATTTCTGTATCCTGAGAAATCTTTAGTGTAATAATGTTGTTCTGTTTTAATATTTTCAGCCA